TTAAAGCTTATGCCAACTCTCGGCGGTTATGATCGCCTTATTATTACCCTTATGATCGCCTTTATGATCGCCGTCGTGATTGCCTACGTGATCGCCATAGTGGTCGCCATAGTGGTCGCCTTTATGATCGCCTTCGTGACCGCCTTTGTGATCGCCAAAGTGATTACCTTCGTGATCGCCGTCGTGACCGCCTTTGTGATCGCCGTAGTGCTTGCCGATGTGATCGCCATAGTGATCGCCGTTGTGATTGCCTGTGTGCTTGCCATAGTGATTACCTACGCGATCGCCCCTGTGATCGCCCTTGTGATCACCATAGTGATCGCCCATGTGAGTGCCCTTGTGATCGCCAAAATGACTACCGTCATGATCACCTTCATGAACGCCTATGTGATTACCTTGATGCTCGCCCTCGTGATCGCCATAGTGATTACCTCTATGACTGCCTTGATGATCACCAAGATGACCGCCGTGATGATCACCATAATGCCAGCCCTTATGATAGCCAAAAAAAGAACCTTCAAGATCAGCATGAATTTCAGTAAGTACAAGTCTATTCATATTCGTCCGACCGATCTTAATAGACTTTTCTAGAAACTCGATCTCTTCTTGCGTTAGTTTTGATATTTTCATTGCTCAATCCCTCAATTGATTAGTGAAGTTGAATAGTAAGATAAATATAAGACTATTGCAAGTAGAACCCTCAATAGTAATCGTTTTTATGCTGACCGTCGTGTATGCCTGTGTGATTGCCATAGTGATCGCCCCAATGATCGCCAAAGTGATCGCCTAGGTGCTCGCCTAAATGACAGCCCCTGTGTATGCCTAAGTGATCGCCTTCGTGATCGCCAAAGTGATGACCTTCATGATCACCTTTATGATCACCATAGTGATTACCTTCGTGATTACCTTCGTGACCGCCATAGTGATTACCTTCATGATTACCTTCATGATTACCTTCGTGATCGCCATAGTGATTACCTTCGTGATAGCCGTCGTGATCGCCAAAGTGATCACCCTTGTGATTGCCTCTGTGTATGCCTTTATGATAACCATAATGATCGCCTATGTGATCGCCATAGTGATTACCTACGCGATCGCCCCTGTGATCGCCCTTGTGATCGCCAAAGTGATCGCCCGAATGATCGCCTATGTGATCGCCAAAGTGATCGCCTTTATGATTGCCTCTGTGTATGCCGAAGTGATCGCCGCCGTGATAACCCCGATGATCGCCAAAGTGATTACCTTCATGATTACCTTCATGATCGCCTATGTGATCACCATAGTGATAACCATAGTGATAGCCCCAATGATCGCCTTCGTGTTCGCCTAAATGATTGCCGTTGTGATCGCCATAATGATTGCCGTTGTGATCGCCCTCAATATCGGCATTCAGGGAAGTGATAACAATTTCATTATCCTCAGATCGACCTATTTCTATTGATTCCTCTAAAAAATCGATCTCTTCCTGCGTTAATTCTGATATTTTCATTGCTCAATCCCTCAATTGATTAGTGAAGTGCTTAATATAGTTTGGCTATAAGATAATGTCAACTAATAGTGTGCGACGAATTATTCCAATATAGGTCATCCATATCGCTGTCTAGATGATCGATATAGTGATCGGGTTCGCCCTCTTTATACGGCTTTGTTGCAATCAAATAATTTATTCGATTTACAAAACGTAAGCCTTGCACAATGTATGTGCCTATATCGCCATCAACTACTGTCCACACATATTCCGGTGATTGCGCCTTAACAAACTCAAAGTCATCACCATACGTCTCGAAATAATATTCATGGTTCTCGCCATCTTCCCTGCGAACGGGCTTATACTTTTTAAAGAAAAAATCAGAATCTAAAGTTAAATCTTCCATATCTACTCCTCCCTCTCCTCAACATCAATGATGCAATCTGTAAAGTTATCCTCCCAGTTTTCAAATTCAGCTAACTCTCTTGCATGCTCTTCGCTATCCGCCTCAATGTTAAGACGATAATGCACAGTAATGTGAACGTTATATTCTTTAGGTTTTCCCATATCTACTCCTCCATCTCTTTAATTTCAATAATGTCCCGCAAGTCTTGCAAAGCTATCTCGTTAGCTTCCTCCTCGCTAAAGGCTTCTACAGTAAAGCCATTAAGAGATTCAGTAGGTACAAAACTGACACGATACTCTTTGGTTTTTGGCTCTAAGTCGCGCTCCTCTATTAGATCTATTTGCCAATCTCTATGAACAACTTCACCACTTAAAGAGCCTGCCCCATACTGATCTACCATATCAAATACTGTTTTATGCGCCTCTTCCTTGCTAGTAGCGTTTACGTGTACTACAACACCCTCTTCAAAATGTAGTGCTACTTTATATTCTTTCATTGTTTGCCCTCTCTATTTTTTTATTGAATGTAATAAGTACGACGCTAAATCGTCAATTCTCTGACAGATATATTGGGCAGACTTGTACTCATGTTCCTCAAGGCAATTTTCTTCAATAAATGTGTCAAAATCTTCATCAGTCATCTCGGCAATATGACTGCTGTAGGGCGTGACTAGATATACCGCACTCGCCCAAATTAGGGCGTCTGTCTCAGTTAATTCGGATAGTTCTACTGATCGCTCTTTGCTTATTTGTATTTTCATCGATAAATCCCTCGTTAGATTAGTGAAGTGCTTAATATAATCTGGGTATAAGATAATGTCAACTAATATACTGCGGACACAAAAAAGCCCGAATTAACGGGCTTGTGTTGGTTATCTTCTGCGCCTTCTATTTAGGTCTCTCTTGGCTTCTTTATAATACTTTCCATGTATTAATCCCATTATCCAGTCTAATAAAAACACTTATCCTACCTCCCGTTTTAGTTCTTCACGTGCCTGATCATAGGCAATTAAAAATAAATACTCCCCCAATGCTTCATATGATTTTGCTGACCCCTTCCATGTAGCTTCCTGCACTAGCTCTTTTAATTCGCCATCTCGATTAGAATAGCCAACATTACTGCGCATGGCTTCACACAAAAGGTTTTGAAAATCCTGAAACAAAAAGTCTTCTATCTCTTCCTTCATTGTTTTCTCATAGTGTAGTTAACAACGTATGGGATTTTATCTAGCTATGTGGGAATGTCAAGTTAAATATGGCATCAAAATCAAAAGGGTCTTCGCCCTCATAAAACGGCTCAACAGATAGCCCGTCTAAACGTAAGTCCACCACCTGACGTGCATGATAGATATAAACTTTAGATTTTTTCATAGATCGTTTTTTCTGACGAACCCATATCCAACAGCTTCCTTTATCATGCCTCGATAACCACGCAACTTGGTGCGGACGTAACTCCACCTTATTGGTGGTAGTGTGTTTGAGTTCAATAAAGTGAAATTTACCTAGCTCGTCAAAAACTAATAGATCAGGAATCCCTGGGAGTGCCCACGTCTCCATCCTCGTGTGTATCAGATTCCTCGATGATTTCTCCATCGCTGATTTGATCATCTTGTAGAAGCCCGACTCCGTTCGATTCTTCCTCGCTTCCCTCGGTAACATCCCCTTCGGGAGTGACATCAATGACTCTGACATAATTTTCCTTTAAATCGTTTAGTGCTTTCATAACTTCATCTTTAGACATCGAATCGATACTTCCATGCCTAATCTCAGCTTTGCTGATATAAATATCGCCCTGCGCCTGACCTCGACGATACTCAGCTTGTACTGCGGCAGAATACGCTCCCGCTTCCAAAGCTTTATCTCGAATAATTTTTAAGTCACGCAGGTGACGCTGATAATCGATACCAAACTTTTCATCTAGTTCCTGACGATAGAGCTTGATCGCTTTACACACATGTGGATTATGTCTTGGATTAGTTAGCCGACTTGCCGCGGCTGTGGCGGTCTTAGCTGGATAGCCAGCATTTACTGCGGCTTCGGTTTTAGTTATCTGCCCGTCTTTACTCACCAGCTCTCTAACAAAAAGTTCTTGCTTACGGGTGAGGGGGCTATCGGCATGTACTTTTGGTCTTCCACCAAGATTCTTAGTTTTCTGTTTTTCAGGCATCATGGGT